TACTTCTGGCTCAAAGAACTATTTGGTTGAAGCATGGGCAGATGATGTTAGGGGTATTTCTCCATAACTTTTAACTTTTCTATTAAATTTTGTATAATGTTTTTTATGTGGATTTTAGATTTACTATTCTGGTTGGTATTTGCCAATGGCTGTGCCAATATATTAATTAGCATATTTCCTGCACCTAAAAAAGGGTGGAATAAACAGGTATATGATATTGTAGATTATTTGTCTTTAAGAAAAAGGAGTTAAAGTGGCAAAAGAAGATAAAAAAGTTGAATCTGTTAATGATAAACCTAGTTACGAACAGTTAGAGCAACAAGTACAACAGTTGCTAAAGCTAGTGAATGGTTACAAGCAAAAAGCAGACCAACTAGAACAACAGCTAATGCTGTCTGTTTCTAACGAGCAAAACTAATGGCAAGGGCTACTGTTTCGCAAGTTAATTCTGACTTGAAGGAACATTTAGCCCAATGTCACGAACAATCAAAGACAGTCTTTGCAACACTGCAGGAACTCAAACAAGAAATAAAATCTTTAAACAATAAAATAGATGTAGCTATATATGCTACAACTGGTTTTTTAGCTGCTACATTAGTTAGTGTTGTATTAGTAGTTTTTTAGGGCAGGTAAGTCTCCTTGTACCCCTTTTATTCCACATGCCTGCCCGCCTTTTTTCTGTGTATAATCAAAACATGGATAATAATCTCATTAAAGATATAACCGATCATATAAAAGAATACGAAGGCTTTTCATCTCTAGTTTATGAATGCACATCAGGCTATCAAACAATAGGTTATGGAAGGAATATAGAACAAAAAGGAATAACTAAATCTGAAGCTGAATTTTTACTGCATAATGATCTAGAACAAAGCATAAAAGAAATATCTAATATAGTTAAAGACTTCAATGACCTGCCTGATAAAGTTAAGTTAGTACTTATAGATATGACCTATAATCTTGGCTTATCTAAACTATTAACATTCGAAAAAATGCTTGATGCAATTGATGCTAAAAATTGGGAAAAAGCAGCTGAGGAATTATTGGATTCTAAATATGCTAGACAAACAAAAAGACGTGCTAGAATGAATGCTTCTTATTTGATTGCTTGCGGTTATCATGAGTCTGATTAATCATCTTTAATAGTTTTATGAAGTCGTCTTCATCCATATCATGTTTCATGATATTACATCTATAAGTGATTAATTGTATATTATCTGGATTATATCCTTTTGTTGGGTCTATTCTATCTATACTAATATTTGTATCAACTTTACCTTGTCCTGTTTTCCATGTTAATTCAGTATTAGAAAGATTACACTTACCCTCTTGAACATGATACCTTGCATAAATATGGCTTGGACTTATATTCCACGTTAAGTCAGCCCTGCTTGTTCTTCTACTACCAGATACAACTTCATATTTGAGCTTAGCATAAAGTTTATCCATATATGAATACGCATCTTTACCTGCTCTTTTTGCACGATATTTATAATCACAAGGCTTACATCTTGCTCTGAGCCTTTCTCCGCGGTCTATGAAGGCATTTTTTTTAGTAATTTCTATTCCACAATCTTTACAGAGCTTTATACTTCGTGATACCATGTATGACTAGTTTTATCACTAATATCATATCCTAACATTCTTACAACTGAAACAATGTCTTCAGGACTCAACCTGTCGTTCGATTTTCTCAGCTTCATGTAAATTTCATAAGCTTTATCAATTTCTTGATCATTCATCTTTAATTTTGCGTATAGTTACTGTTTTTTTCCTAATAGTATAGCCTTCTTTAGCAGGTATTATCTTTTCTGGTTGGTCTTTATAAGTAATAGTCCCCCAATCTAAATTATATTTACTACTAGTTGCTTTAGTAGAGTTTCCCATTAATTCTTGCAATCTAATTTTTCCTTTAGTAATAATTTCATTCAAGTTTTTTATTTGGTCTTCACAGCTTGTAATTTGGTCACATAAAAATGTAACTTCTTCTGTATCTAAATCTAATAAACTTTCTTTATCTGGTTTTGAATATATGATCTGAGTATCTTTAAGTGTCACTGGAGGATAATAATCTTTTTCCTTTAATCTTCTTTCAAAGTCCAGTATAACTTCTTTAAGTTGTTTCTCAAAAGCAAAGTCTCTACGATATACACATATTTTTGGCATAGTTGTTCTGTGCAACGTACTAATTGCTGCCCAACTATAACCTGTAATTGCCATTAATGCTTTAACTTGCAAAACACCTCGATGTAGCGGGGGTTTACTGTCTGCTTCTGGCATTAAAGCTGTGGCCTTTGCTTCTAGTATACCTTTACCATCTAACAATACTTCTTCATCATCTTCAGTATAAATAATATCATTGTCAGGTTTTATAACAATATTCTTAGCATAAGCTATACCATCTATTGATCCTTCTAAAGGATATTCTTCATGAGATACAGCATAAGGTATATCATGTTGAAAATTCTTTAATCCTAGTTTATCAACCGCTAATTGAAGAATGGGCATTTCTAATCTATCCCCCATTTCAGCAGCTACTCCTTTTTCACTTCTTATATTTTTACCAGCTCTAGCATCTAACCTAGACTGCATATATTCATTCCTAGTTTCATAACTAGACTTACCAAATAGTGCAGGTAGTCCTGAGCATGACGCGTGTTTATCGTTTGAAAATTTGCCTTGTGCTTTATCCATCTTTTCTCCTCTTTTGACAGCCTATGAATGTTGAGCTACTAGCCCACCATGCAAAAGCATAGATTATTAATACAAATAAAAAGACACCTAAGCCCAGCAGCCCAAGTGTCCAACCAACTAATTCAATCATAATATCTCCTTGTAAATTAATTTATACTTTTTTTGTAGTCTTGTACAGTCATATTATTCATATCTAAAACTTTAAAATCACTAGGGTGCTCTGACATATTATTAAAGCTATCAACTAATTTTAATTTCAGCATATGTTTCTGCCTCCCTTTTGGATGATCTTTAATACGACAACTAGACCAAACTTTATCACGATCTAAATGTTCATAGTCTGATCCTGGTTTGATGTAGTTTTCCACCCATCTTATAAAGTCACAACAAACATCTTCTGCATTGTATGGAAATGCTTTTGTATCTTCATATATGCGATCCATTATCAAATCTAAGAATCCAAGCTTATTTATACGTTTTTCTGTTTTTGCTAAATATGATATGCATTCAACAGCATTACTGCCATAATAGAAGTGGCTACGCTTATTTATGTATTTAGGAAACCAATCAGCAATGTCTGCTAAAAAAGCAGCATATTGAAACTTATACTTAACTAGACCACGATCATTATTCCACTTAAACATAAATTCGCCTAGGTCTCTAAAGTCAACATTCTTTTTTTGTTCTATGAAGTTAGCAACATCTTCTGCAAGCTTATCAGCATATTTACATAGGAAATAGTCCCCACCTCTTTTATAACCTTCTATTGGTTTAGGGAAACGGGGAAACTGGTAGCCAATTGAAGTATAGAAGGTTCTTGTTGTTGTTCTAACGAGCTCTTTTATATCTTGTATATCTCTACATGCATGCATATCAAATAACAAGGTATTGTGGTAGCCTGAAGGTTTTTGCCCGTAATTAATAGCTGAACCTGTTAATCTATGCAATAAAAATATATATAACCAAGTTACTAGGTCGTGATTAACACCATTCCAATTATTAACAATTTGCATTCGTTGTTGCGATGCTGTGTTGTTTTTTATCTTATCTATATATGGATGTTGGTCTGTTTTTTGATAAAAAATATCATTAACAATCTGACTAAAGCCTGCATATTTTCTTTCAACAACATCATACAGTTCAACGTTTTCCATTAAGTCATCACCAATATTAGATTCTTTGTGTGCAATGTTTCCTAAATTGCAAAGCTTTTGTTGTTGTTTTGCTAAATCGTAATATCTTAAAAATTCTTCGTAATATTCAGTGAGTATCATGCCAATCCCTATAGCTATCAATATACTGATATAAATTTTTATTTATTAGTTCAGGCTCAGCCCCTACATTCCAAAACAATATGTCTTCATCACTATTTTTAGGTATATATTTCCAAACTTTACCATCATAAGTTGGCACAGTTGGGAATGGCGGCAAATTAGAAAGGTCCTCCGACTTTTGAAATAATAAGGAGTCAGATATGACAGAAGACCTCCCTAATTCACCATGTTTGAGATTTCTTGATACAGCAACACTTATAAACTCTGTATTAGGCCAAGCTATCTGTAATGCTCGTGACAAGACGCCTGTTGATATTGCAATATAACATTTATCAGGAGCTTTTATTTGCATTGCAGTTTTTATTATCCCAGCTGTGACCAATTCATGTTTAAGACCTAACGGAATAAAGTAAGCATTATTTTCTTCAGCCCATTGTTTTGCTGCTATGTTTAAATTAGGCATTGCTGCTATTCTTTTAAATTTAGGTTTTGCTCCTCTTTCAATACAACATGCTTGATGATCTGATATTTTTTTACTAGAAGGCATAAATAATACAACCTTCCTATCATACTTTTTAGCCACGTCTAATAAACTAACTCCAGCTAAACCTACACGAGGCTGCACGTAAACTAATGTATCTTCTTGTACAGCATTAACTAAGGCGCTTGCACCTCTCACTTTAGTCCCAGTAATTAAATCTTCGCGTACAACACGTATACCATCATGCTTTTTTACAACTGGTTTTGGATATGGATCCACCCATTTATTTACTAGGTTTAAATAATATTTTTGACTAAATGTATAGTTATTCATTATTAAGTCATTATTGACATTATCGATTATGTGGTTATTATGCATGTTGTCCCCAGTTATTTCTTCTATAGTTAATCGGTGCAATGTGTACACTACTATTTAATTCCATTTTTGTTTTGGCATATTCTTCAGGATCCATGAAGTACCAACTCATAGGTGGTTTCACGACATTGTCATAATTATTTTTAAGTATACTTATGATAGCGTGTGTCACTAATTGCCTTTCTTTAACTGCACCATGAAAAGGCTTTCCTTTGTAGTGTCCTGTTTTAGGTATTCTGCGATCAGCATATTCAACAGGAACAGGTGCTGCTATCTCCACATCTATACCAGTTGCATTTCTTAGTTGCTCACATTTTTCTATATACGTCATATAAAGTTTAACAACATTTGTATTCTTACGCATAATATGATGCCTAACATCTATTGACCCAAAACACATAGTTATTCTATTTAGTTTAGCCAGATTAATATTGTGCAAATAGCCAATAAATGGTGTATCTAATTGGCCATATAG